GTTGCCGGTGCTGTTCGTGCCTGCTAGCATAACAAATCTGTTATAAAAAGAACCGGCGCTATGCCGGTCCTGATGCAGATCCTGAAAAGAATCTAATGAAGAAGGGGTATAAAGAATATTTATGCTAGCATCCATCAGCGGACAGTCATATAATGGTAATGGGCAATAGCCCGAGGAGGGAAACAGAATGAAATTGAACAAGCACCAACACATTGAAGTCCTGGCTACGCCAGCAGCGTACCGTATCATGGTTGATACGGTCCGCATCAATCGCGCCATGTATGCAGATTTTGAAGGCGAGGATCTGCGGACGTTCGCCGGCCGGCTTGCCGGCGCATCCCTGGAACATTTCAGCGCTGACGGCTATATGTTGTTTGTGGCCGGTCCGCTGGTTGTTCGGCTGGTACAGAAATCGGTGGCGCTGGATGGCACTACTATTTTTGAACAGATCCGGATCCGGCTGCAGCATGAAGCAGGCCAGGATCTGAATCAGCAGGATTACTGCTATGTAACATGCATGTCAGGCGACTGGGAGGAATGGGCATGATCATCAGGGATGGTGAATGGATCCATGTACAGGCCGGTGCAGCGTCCTGGGATCTGTCAATGAAGGTAGCGCTTGATTCGCTGAAATATGGCTATTTCCGCAGTTTCTGGTCAACGATGAAGCGTTACACCGCTGACAAGGAATATATCCTGCAAGCATTCAAGGAGTATCTTATTGAAGAATACGGCAGCCTGGATAAGGCGCCGCCGAAAGCACAGAACCGGATCAGATATATGGAGGTATTCAAATGAACGTGCATCCGATGAAAACAAGGCATTACTATCAGCTCTATGCCAACGATTACGACGGCTCCGGCTGGCGGCTCATGTGGTCAGACCAGACTTCGGAAGAATGTTTCCGGCGCATGGGCGAATTGAAGGAATCCGGAGAGCTCCGGAAGAATGCGGTGTTCCGGATCGATGAGATCCTGGAATCAACAAGTGTGTACTATGAAGGGAGATAACATGGGAAAGTACGATTCTAAGAACCAGTACAACAAGATTCACTACAAGCAATTTAATATCCGGCTGGATATTGATAAGGACGCTGCTGTAATCGCATTCCTGGATGAGCAGGAATCCCTGCCGGATTTCCTCCGGCGGGCCGTAAATAACGCGAAAATGGCACAAAAGAAGGCTCTCAGCAGAGCGAGAAAGAAGGCGGAACAGAATGCGGCTAATTGACGCTGATGCGCTTGGCGAACTTGTCAGCCATGGCGTAGTGCATTACGAGGACATAATGGCACAGCCAACAGTGGACGCGGTGCTGGTTATCCGGTGCAAGGACTGCGTATATTTCCGGCGATATGCTGACGGACGTTATGATTGCGACAATTTGTACGGCATAGTTGATGCGCATAAAGGCTGTTTCTGCAGCCGGGCAGAAAGGAAAAAGGACAATGGCTAGAATTCTGATATATGGCTGGTTCTTCTTCCTGCTTTCCGTTCCCTGGTTCATTGGCTGCTGGGTGATCTCCGGATCCTTAGCGCGTATGATTGAATCATGGCTGGAAGTGGAAGGAGGATTGAATCATGAAGGTAAAAGATATTATTGAGCTTTCCATGCCGGAAATCATGGAACTGTCAGATGCAGAGCTGCGGGCCGCTTATACGAATCTGCGGCGGTCCGCGGCCGCCAGGGCGCGCGGGTTTGAGCAGGCGGGTCTGCCGGTCAATATACCGGCCCGTCTGCAGTATTCGATACCGGCGCGGTATCTCAGCCGGGCGCAGCTGGAGAACATGGTTGCCCAGGGCAAAAGCGCGGTCGCTCCGATTTATTCCGTGAGCGGCTACCGGCGGTATCAGGAACAGCAGAAAAACGAATTGAAAAGCCGGTTCGGCATGTCGAATCTGACAGATGAACAATTCCGGAAATATGGCGAATTTATGGGCGCTATGCAGAAGCGCATGAAAGGATCCTGGGATTATGTCAGCGCTGAAGCGTATAAGATGGCATCGGAAGCGCTGCGTCTGAATCTGGATCCGAAACAGTTCATGAGGAATTTCGCATACTGGTCCGACCATCTGGAGGATCTGGAACGGGCGCAGCCGCTGGAGCGTAAAAACCTGAAGCCATCGGATTACATTAAGCAGCTGAATCTGCAGCGGATCGGATCCTGGAAACGTGGAGAACCGACCAGAAAGGCAAAAGAAGGAAAGAAGAAATTCGGAAGATGATCTGCTATGTCAAGGATCTGCCGCCGGATCTGTTCGCAAACATGCCGCGCGGCAAGCCGGGCAGGCATAAACGCAGCAAGCTTCATTATGTGGTCAATCCGGTAACATTCGACATTGAAACAACTACCATAGATGAGATCCAGCAGGCGATCATGTACATCTGGCAGGCACAGCTTACTGAAGATATAACCTGCATCGGCCGGACGTGGGATGAGTTTCAGGCGCTTTATAACCTGGTTAATTCATCCCTGCCGGATGATGCGGCGCTGGTCTGCTACGTTCATAATCTAAGCTTTGAATTTCAATTCCTGAAGTCTGTTATTCCGGTTGAAGATCCGTTCGCCATGGACAGCAGAAAGGTGCTGAAATTCAGTTCCGGTAAGTGGGAATTTCGCTGTTCCTATCTGCATTCCAACATGTCGCTGGCTAAGTATCTGCAGGCGCTTGGTGTGCCTGATCAAAAGCTGGAAATGGATTATTCCGTGAAGCGCTGGCCGTGGACGGAATTATCAGAACAGGATCTGGAATACTGCGTTAACGATGTCAAGGGCCTGCGGGAAGCGCTGATCCGGGAGATGGAAAAGGACAAGGATGATCTTTATACAATTCCGCTCACCAGCACCGGATATGTGCGGCGGCCGGCGAAGAAAGCATTGCAGAAATACGGCGGATATATCCGGCGGATGCTGCCGGACCGGGAAGTGTTCGACATGCTGCGCTGGGCGTTCCGGGGCGGGAACACACATGCCAACAGATACAATTCCAACCGGATCATATATGCGCGGCCGGGGTTTCCGATTAATTCCTGGGATATTTCGAGCAGCTATCCATCCGTGCTATTGACAGAAAAATTCCCTTGCAAGTTCGTCCAGGGAAGGCCGGAATATCTGAGGATCTATCTGGAACAGAACAGGGCCTGCCTGATTGACATATCGCTGTTTGATCTCAGCCTGAAGAATGAGCGCTGGGGATGTCCGTATCTATCACGCGATAAGTGCATGCAGATCTCCGGCGGCGTATATGATAACGGCCGAATCCTGAGCTGCATTGAATGCCGCATGGTAATTACTGAAGTGGATCTGGCCATCATCGAATCAGAATATGATTTCCAGTTCCAGGTGAATCGCCTGTATACGGCCAGGAAAAAGATGCTGCCGAAACCGTTCCGGGATCTGCTCATGGATATGTACCGGCAGAAAACAGCATTGAAAGGTGTCGATGATTATCTGTATATGAAAACGAAAAACAAGTTTAATTCATTCTATGGTATGACAGTACAGAATCCATGCAAGCCGGAAATGATCTTCCTGGATGGGATCTTCCAGATGGACCTCAGCAAAACGGAAGATGACCAGATCCAGGAATACCAACGCAAGGGATGGCTGCCGTATCAGTGGGGCGTATGGGTGACTGCATACGCGCGGCGGAAGCTTGAGGAAGGACTTCAGGCAATACCGCCGGAGCGCTTCCTGTATGCAGATACAGACAGTGTTAAATTCATCGGCGACTATACGAACAATTTTGAAGAGCTCAACGCTCAATTCATCCATGATGAATTATCAGCGGAAGATCAGCGCGGCATCCGGCACTATATCGGGATCTATGAGCGTGACAACAAATATCCGATATATGCATTTAAAACCATGGGCGCTAAGAAATACTGTTATACAGATCAGCAGGGCCTGCATCTGACAGTGTCCGGCGTGAGCAAGAAAACAGGCGCGGCAGAGCTGGGAAGTATTGAGAATTTCCAGGAGGGATTCATCTTCCGGGATGCCGGCGGTACCGAATCGATATATAACGATGATCCGCCAATGGATCACTGGATGATTGACGGCCACAAGATCCGGATTACCAGCAATCAGGTCATCCAGGAATCAACATATACGCTGAGTCTGACAGATGAATACCGGCGACTGATTAATTACTTATCAAACGCAGATATAAAGCGTGATGTTTATTTTGATTACAGTTAATAAGTGCTAAAATGGAATTGCAGCCGGATCTGATCCGCCAGCAGGTCCGCTGCATTCTCAAGGCGGCGCGTTTGCTAACAAAACACGAAAAGGAGAAAGAAAATGACAAAGTTCGCGAACAAGTACAACCAGAAACACACAAGCTACAACTATCAGTTCCCGGAAGTTCCGGTCTATGTAAAGCCTGGTTTCCTGTATAAGGAAAACGGTCCGGATATGGTCTATCCGGTCCGGGGCCTGTTCATTAATGACAAGGGCAACTATGGCCCGCAGGCCGTCATTGCTACGGACGCTTCCATGATTGTTAATCTTCCGCAGCACATGACTGCTAAGGTCCAGGAAATGCAGGAAGATGAAGAACTGACGCAGGCAATCAACCAGGGCCTGTTCTGCTTCAAGATTTACGAATACAGCCGCAAGGGCGAAGCGCGGAAGCTGTATTCCGTGGAATGGGTTGATATTGATACTCCGTTCTGATTACATCCCTTCTTCGAATATGGATCCGGAAAAGCCGCTGGCGGGCGGCTTTTTCCGTAGAAAGGAAATGATATGAAATTATATGATAATCATGGCTGGGTGAATGTTCCGGAGATCCTGGAGAACGCGGCAGCATTCACTTTTATTACCGGCGGCCGCGGCATCGGCAAGACTTACGGATTTATTAAGTATTTTCTGGAGAATAAGATACCGTTCATTTACATGCGCAGGACGCAGATTGAAGCGGATCTGCAGGCGGATCCGGTTACCAGCAGTCTGACTAAGAATCTGTCTGACATGGGCCGATCCTTCCGCGCTGAAAAGGTCGCAAAGAAATTATCCAGGCTGCTGGATCCGGACAGCGGGCAGGAGATCTGCATCTGCTGCGCATTGTCAACCTTTTCCGGGATCCGCGGTGTGGATCTAAGCAAATATGAATACCTTTTATATGATGAATGTATTCCCGAGCCGCATGTAAAAGCTATCCGGATGGAGGGCCTTGCATTGTTCAATGTATACGAATCAATAAACCGCAATCGCGAGCTGGAGGGCAGGCGGCCGCTGATCCTTTTGGGCCTTTCCAACAGCATGAACCTTGCCAATGATATATTCATGCAATTTGACCTGATCGAAACAGCGGAAATGATGATCCAGCAGGACCAGGAAGTATTCACCAGGGATAATGTTATGCTGCTGATCCTGCAGCACTCACCGATCAGCGAGAAGAAAAAAGGAACTGTTCTCTATCAATCCGCATCCGAAGAATTTGCCAAAATGGCCATTGAAAATAAGTTCGTATTGAACGATTTCCGCTATGTCCAGCGCCGGAAGCTGCAGGAATATATTGCAGACTGGTCCGTTGGTGATCTTTATATTTATGTGCATAAGAGCCGGCCTGAATACTATGTAACATTCACCAAGGCCAAACTTGATAAGGATCATATGTACGGATCCAACTACATGGACCTGGAACGCATGAAGCGGGATAAATGGCATTCCTGGTTGCAATATCTGGATGGTTTTTATACGTTTGAATCTTATAAAGCAGTTGCCTTATTTGAGAAATACTTTAAATAAATTTGTAAAGAGTTCATAGAAATAACATAAAAGCAGATCGGTGCCGGATCTGCTTTTATGACATTTTACATGTCCGAGAAAGGATTTGCGCCTGGGTCGTCATCAGGCAGTTAAATAATAACATTGTTTCACGCGTGAAACAATAATATAATGTGGTTGGCGGGGTCCGCAACATTGTACGGCCGGAAGCCGGGCGGACGAAGAAACAATGCTTCCATGCCCGCTTTTACTTTAGGAAGGGAGGATCAGCCTATGGAATTGCCTGAGCTTGCCCAGCTCATCGGAACCCTGGGTTTCCCGATTGTGGCCTGCTGCGTTGTATTCTGGTATCTCCAGAAAGAAAGCGAAAACCACAAGCAGGAAATGAACAGCATGAGGGACGCGGTCAACGCGAATACAAGCGTAATCGCAGAGCTCAAGATGATCATGCAGCAGCTGGTTGATAAGATCGCATGAAAGACCGGAATATCATTGCTGCATGCCGCGTACTTCAGGGATTTTATGGGTACGGGGAAGAGCGTATCCGCCGGCTGACGGCAGACGGATATGATTATTACGCCGTCCAGCGGATCGTCAACCGACTGCTGCAGGGCCTGCCGCCGTACGATGATGACGGAATGGCAGCGCTGGATCCTGAAAAGGTCCGGGAGAGAATACGGGCGCTCATGCCGGATGAAAAAGATATTGAAGATCTCGTAAATGAAATGGCGGAGGAAATTTTAAAATGAAGTTTGAAGATGTGAAGATGCTGATTGAAGCCGGATTTACTAAGAACGAAATTCAGGATTTACTGAAAGAACCGGCACCAGAACCGGCACCGGAACCGAAAGAACCGGCACCAGAACCGGCACCGGAACCGGCAGAACCTGTTCCGACACTGGAAAACGGTCAGCCGATGGATCAGATCCTGCAGATGCTGCAGGGAATGATCCAGCAGAATCAGCAGACACTGCAGGCAATGCAGGCAGCCAACATCCAGGCGGCCCGCATGCCGACAGACACCAAGGAAACACCGGAGGATCTGATTGCTAAGATTATCGCTCCGGGACCGAAAGCGGAAAAAGGAGGAAAATAACTAATGTCCGTTAACACAATGGCTACCGAAGATGTTTATGCCCTGCTTAATTCCCTGCATAGCCAGGCAACCGGCAAAACATCCGTTGCACCAACCACACCAGCTGATTTTATCAGCATGGCAACAACAACACTGCAGGCCGGAACAGACAGCGTCTATAACGCTCTCATGCAGACAATCGGCCGCACCATCTTTTCCAGCCGGCCGTATGCTGCCAAGTTCGGCGGCATCCAGGCCGACGCAAACCGCTGGGGAGGTATTACCCGCAAGGTTTCCATCGCGGACCGTGATGCTGCGGCAGAAATGGCATATCATCCGACCGACGGCACCGCCGTAGATCCCTGGGTGATCCGCAAGTCCAACGTTCTGGAAACAAGATATTACGGAACAGATGTATATCAGGACTGGTATACAACATTCCAGGATCAGCTTATCAATGCTTTCCAGGGTCCTGATCAGCTGGGTTCCTTCGTTGCCCTGCAGGCTCAGGAAATGTCCAATAAGTGGGAACAGTACAGGGAAGAACTGGTCCGGCAGAATCTCAGCAACTTTATCGCTGCTAAGATCTCGCTGAATAACTCTGTATACCATCTGCTGACAGAATACAACCAGCTGACTCAGCAGAGCCTTACAGCTGCGGATGTTTACAAGGATCCTGACATGGCACCGTTCTTCCGCTGGGTCCGGGCAAGAATCAACCAGATTGCCAGACAGATGACAGAACGCTCTACAAAATTCCAGGTCAATATTACCGGAAAGGAAATCAGCCGCCATACACCGCTTGATCGTCAGAAAATGTATCTGTCCGCGGATGCCCTGGATATCATCGACGCAATGGTCAACACCGTAACTTTCCACGATGAGCCGCTGGCTTATGCCGATGTTGAAGCTGTCAGCTACTGGCAGGCAATCGACAAACCGACAACTATCAACACAACACCGGTATATCTGGACGCTTCCACCGGACAGGTCGCTACAGCAGCGGCCGCTGTCAATGAAGCAGACGTGTTCGGCGTGATCTTTGACGAGGATGCAATTGTATATAACCTGCGTGACTGGATCATGACCAATACTCCGCTGAATGCCCGCGGTCTGTACTGGAATACATTCTTGACAGTGAACATCCAGCTCTGCCAGGACCTGACAGAGAAGGGCGCTGTTCTGCTGCTTGACTAAAGAAGGGAGCCGGATAACATGTCTTTCACCGTTGATCTGTTTCGATTCTCCAAAAAGGAAAATTCGACAGCGCGGCCGGGGAGTTCTCCGGCTTCTTTTCCATGCCGGCTTCGTGAACCGTCCGGGATCCTGAATCCGTCCATCATGCTTGATCTTGGACTGACGGATGATCCGTCCGGATATAATTATGCTTACATTCCGACATACGGCCGGTATTACTGGATCAATGAATGGACGTTCGAACGGGCCTGCTGGACCGCCAGCATGTCAGTGGATGTTCTGGCCAGCTGGAAGGATTATATCGGGTCCGAATCTCTGTATGTTCTGAGATCCAGCGCATCATATGATGGCCGGGTAATGGATCGGCATTATCCGGTGCTTTCCGGAGTAACATACAGCCGGAAAACGCAGCCGTCTCCATGGTCTGCAGTTATGGACACCGGCAATATTACAAACGGGTCCTTTGTTGTTGGCGTAACAGGCAAAAGCGGCAATTATGGCAGCATCCAGTATTATGCTCTGTCCGCTTCAAACTTTTCTGTATTTACCAGAAATTTAATGCTGGAATTTGTAACGGATACAAATTTCGATCCGGCAGACGCATCCCTGGCACTGCAGAAGGCATTGATAGACCCGTTTGAATATATAAAGTCGGTTGTATGGGTTCCCTTCGATGCAACAACAGCAGCCGGAACAGCGATCGAGCAGAGTATTATTGTATTTGATTACAGCATTAATGCTTCCGGTCATCCGTTCGGGCTGGGATCTCCTGGAGTGATCAGCGGCACTGTTGAATGGCCATATATAGACCGGCATCCGCAGGCGGCAGCCAGGGGTATGTTCTGCAACCTGGAACCATTCACGGAAGCAGAATTATATTTCCCTCCGTTCGGTATTATCAAACTTGATACAAGGCTGCTGGCACAAAGTCCGGCGCTTACAGCGAGATGGAATTTTGACTGTATTACCGGTTCCTGTATTCTGGAAGTTCTGATCGGCGGATCCATTACAAACCGGCTCGAAGCACAGGTAGGAGTGCCTATCCAAATATCCAGACTGAAGCAGGATCTGGTTGGTGTTATTTCCGGATATGCCGGCGCGCTGGGTAATGCATTTACCGGCAACATCCTGGGAGCAGCTGCCGGCATCGGCAGCGCATTGGAAGCGGCTATTCCGCATAACAGCACTCTCGGCAGCTCCGGCGGCTGGGGCGATCTTAAAGGCATTCCGGAACTCAATCAGTATTTTTATCCGCTTGCCGATGAAGATATTTGGCATCATGGCCGGCCATTATGCCAGAACAGAGTTATATCTTCAATCCCTGGATATATTCTGGTCCAGGATGGTGATATATCCATTCCCGGAACAATCGATGAAAATACCAGCATAAAAGCGTATCTGGAGGGCGGATTCTTCTATGAGTGAATACAGACCAAGAACCACACCGCCGGATCCGTCTGATCTTCGATGGATCAGCGATGATGCGCGATATGGCGGATATAATCGCTGCATTATCATTAATGAAGCAACCGGTTTGACAATTCCGAACTGTACAGGATATGTGCATGGTCGATGGATGGAAATATCCGGCAGGAATGAATGCCCGCTTTCAGTCTCAAACGCAGCTAATTATTACGGCTATACGGCAGACGGCATGCAGCGGGGATCCGAGCCGCAGCTGGGTGCGGTGATCTGTTTCAGCACCGGTCAGGGCGGCCAGCCGGGCCATGTGGCAATCGTTGAAGAAATCGTGGATGCTGATACGATCATCACCAGCGATTCAAACTTCGGCCATGAATACTTCGTAATGCGGACGCGTCATAGATCCATGGGATGGAATTTCTGGTCCGGTTCTGATCTTGTTTTCCAGGGATTCATTTACAATCCGGATGCTGGCAGAATAAACAGAAGCACACTTCTTCTGATGATGGCAGCAAGAAGAAAGAAAAGAAAGGAGGAAGAGGAAAATGGCAAATCTGTACGGCTACAACAGCATACCGGCACACTATGATTTCATTAATTCATACAATGCCGGCATGACTCCAAGCGTTATTCATGTGAATGATACCAGCCTGGTATTACTGTTTGAAAAATATCTTATTGAAGAAGCGCTAAGCGTCTTTGAATGGGACGGCCTGCCGGAAGAATGGGATCATAATTTTTTCAAGTATGTTCTGTTCTTATGTGGCCATATCGGCATCCTGAATACAGATAAGTACGGCGTTATCTGCATGAACGGCCAGCCGTTCGGCCGCGGTCTCTATTACCAGCCGGTGAAATATGTTATTTCAAATCCGCTGCTGCGTGGGATCCAGCAGCCGGAAATCAATAAGGAATGCGCTGTTATTAAGCTTCAGCCGAACTGGACCGGCATTTATGACCTTGTCAGTTTCTATGGTTCCATGATGGCATTATGCGCGGAATCTGCCGGAATCAACCTGGTTAATTCTAAGCTTGCGTATGTGTTCATGGCCAAGAACAAAGCACAGGCCGAAAGCATGAAGAAGCTTTACGATAACATTCACTCCGGGGATCCGGCAGTGTTCGCAGATGAAAAGCTGTTCGATGCTGAAGGGAATCCTAAATGGTTAATGTTCAACCAGAACCTGAAAGAAACTTATATCGCGCCTGAAATCATGGCTGATATGCATCGCTGGAAGAATCTGTTCCTGACGGAGATCGGCATTCCGAATGCCAATTATGAAAAGTCGGAACGTCTGATTACCAACGAAGTAAACGCAAACAACACAGAAACGCTATCCAAGGCTGAATTATGGCTGGAGACGATGCAGCATGATATCAAGAAAGCGAATGATCTTTTCGGCCTGAATATCAGCGTTAAACTCCGCTGGAAGGAAGGAGGTCTGCAGAATGAACAGCACGCTGTCAATCCTGGGACTTTATAATGCAGATCCGTCCCTGTTCGATGAAATGCAGCTGCCGGAAGCGTTGGAGCGTGAAACAGTAATCAATGGAATTCTTCTGAAATGCTCAGAACTTGAGATACTTTATCCGGATCCTGAGTACATGAAGAACGCGCTAAAGATCTGGTCCGGCTATCGGATCACCGTCTGGCAGTCGCTGTATGAAACAACCCAGTACGATTACAATCCCATCTGGAACAAGGACGGAACCATTACAGAAACGGAAAGCAGGAACACAACCAGCAGCGCATCCGGATCCGGAACCGGTCAGCAGGCCGTGAAAGCATTCAATGAATCGAACTGGGCGGACCATACAAAGAACACCAGCACCAGCGAAGCGGCCAGCAATGAAACGGAAGGAATCACCAGGGAACGCAGGGAACAGGGAAACATCGGCATTACCACAACGCAGCAGATGATCAAGGAAGAACGAGAAGTAAGCGAATTTAATATTATTCAGTACATTATCGATGATTTTCAGAATGAGTTCTGTCTGCAGATTTACTAAGAAAAGGAGGAATAGAAAATGGTGTGGGTAAAAGTACCATATACAAATTTCCACAATCTTAATCAGGACTGGATCATCCGCCGGATGCAGGAATTTGAAGATTACATGAAAGAGATCGTCCAGATCTCGGTCATTAAGTACGCGGATCCCATCCAGTGGCGGATTACCGGCCAGTATGAGCAGAGTACAGTTGTTATTGATGCTGAAACCGGAATCGCATATATCAGCGTCCAGCCGGTGCCGGCAGGCATTGCCATCACCAATACGGATTACTGGACACCGGTTTTCGACCTTCAGCAGATCCTTGGAGATATTGATGATCGCATTGCCACAGAAACAAGCGACAGAATCGCAGCCGATGACGCACTGGAAGATCTTATCAACGCAAACACAAGTGCTATTTCAGCAGAAACAACAGCAAGAGAAGCAGCCATCACTGCCGAAACAGCAGCCAGAGAAGCGGCAGATACAGATATTACAAATACAGTTAATACCTTAAGCACCAGGATTGATTCTGTCATTAATAACAATATTATCAATGTTAAGAATTATGGCGCGGTCGGTGACGGCACCACAGACGATACGGCAGCCATCCAGGCAGCAGTAAACGCTGCCGGAGAAAATGGCCAGACATTCATTCCGGCAGGCCATTACAAAACAACCACAACCATTACACTGCCGGCCGGCGGCAGACTTACAGGCGCTGGTGAATATATCACCATTCTGGAAGCATCAACCAGCGGGCAGAATGTAATTACAGCCACAGAACCGAAAATCGAAATTTCAGAATTATCGATTTATGGCAATGGATATGCCAGGGATGGCATCCATAATACCGGTATGTGGTTAAACGTCCATAATGTATGGATCCAGAGCTGCACAAATGCTGCCATATATCTTGAGCAGGACAATCATCTGCTTTCAAATATTCATATAAGAGAATCAAAATATGGTATTCTCCTGCATGATCACTGCGTTAATAACACCATTACAGCATGTGAGATCTGGGCCAATGATGCATGCATTCAGATCGACAGATACACGACGCAGAAAGTTGAAGGATTGCAGATTGCAAATACAATTCTGGCCTGGGCGAAGCGCGGTATTAACATCCTTGGCGAGTTCCTGCAGATTGACCTTGTAAATACCATCATCGACCAGTATTCCGAAACAGGTATATATGTAGAAACCACAGCGACCGGCAGCCGCGGATTATTCATCACAAATAGTTACCTGGGCGGCCAGCCTGGTCTGGCTGGAACCCGCGGCATGGTAATTGCAGATGGATTATCCAGATTATCGATCAGCAATACATATTTCCATCTGAATACCAATGGTGATATTCTTGCACTTGCCGCGAGTGGCAATGACAATAATGATTTCACCATTTCCGGATGCACATTCGACTCCGCCATGAACATGCAGCATATTAAAGGTTGTTTCGTTCACAACAACAGAATGACGCCAAGAGCTGAAGGCATGGCATTTGTGTTCCAGTATTGCACAGGAGCATTGACCTATAACAGAATTACCGGAACATATACAATTGCCAGCACATCGACCATGGCAGATACCGGCAACATTAGAGCATAAATATTCTTTATACCCCTTCTTCATTAGATTCTTTTCAGGATCTGCATCAGGACCGGCATAGCGCCGGTTCTTTTTATAACAGATTTGTT